ATGAGAAAATCCAAACTTTCCTTCGCTAGTGCGGCTTGTCTGTCCGATCGTATTGATGATTACTTTAATTATATACAAGGAGCATACCGTTCAAGTCAAAACGATACCGGACAACCTGATGAACCTGTCAATAAATCAGAAAATAAAATATGGGATCGCGAGCCGGAGCCGCCGACTTTAAGCGGGCTCGCATTTTTCCTGGGTTTCGAAAGTATGCAGGCGTTTACTGGCTATGAAGATAATGGCAGGTTTGCACATATTCTTAAAAGGGCGCGTCTGCATATTGAATCTGTATATGAGAAAAAACTACATCTTCAGTCATCGGCCGGCGCCATATTTGCGCTTAAAACGCTAAAGTGGAATGAACAACCGAAAAATAACACCGAAGGTTTCACAACTTTTCACAATATTAAAATAGAGATCCTTGAAGCAGGCCCCAATTTGGCGGGAAGCGAGAAAGACGTTACATTATAGGTTGCTATTTCTTAAAGACAACATAATTTTTTTCGGTATAAACTCTTCCCGATCCGGGGTCGGCTATAATAAGAGCATAATTTAATGACAGATCAGTGGATGTCAACGTTGTTATTACTTCTGCTACGCTTGAATTATCCGACGAATTAAATTGGTTTAAATTCAAACCGTTTATGGTATAATGAAAAAGGCTCAAACTCGGCGCGGGCTGGTAGTTGGTTGATTGGATGCCTGTTCCATCACTAAAGTATTGGGAAAAGTCATTCGTAGTAAAATTTTGTTTAAAAGTGGAATCAACTGCTACGCCATTGTAATATAATCTTGATAAATGAGAGAAAGTAAACCATTTACCAACAATTAGTTTTTTTGAATCTTGCGATAACGGCGTTGAGTCCTTTTTACAGCCATTCAAACAAATTAAAAGAAAAAGAATAGTTCCCAGGGTGCGCATGCTTCTCATTGCTAATCTAAATCTTATTAAAGGTACCATTTTTTAAATAACTGCGATCCCCCTTGAAAATATCGGATAGATCGCGAGTAGCATAAATCGATCGCGATGGAAAAAGATGAAAATGACCAACTCAATATAATTGAGTACTGAGTTTCGATAAACGGAGTTGCTTAACAAATATAATTTATTCCATGTTTAATAACCACAAGGCAACAGTACTATTTAAACAAAATTACTATGTCAAAGCCCATACTGTCATTAATCAGGGCGGCTCACATTCTGGTAAAACATTTTCAATTCAGCAAGTTCTATTTTGCCGTGCCTGCGAGGCCGAAAAACAGGTGATAACAGTCGTAGGGCAGGATATCCCTAATCTTAAAGCAGGCGTGCTGCGTGATGCGTTAAATATTTATAACTCGTCCGAAATATTACAGGCCCTTGTAAAAAGCTATAACAAAACTGACAGGGTATTTGAGTTTTATAACGGCAGCATAATTGAGTACAAAAGCTACGGGGATAATCAGGACGCTAAATCCGGGAAGCGCGATTACTTATTCGTAAATGAAGCGAATGGAATTGGCTGGGAAATTTACTCGGAGCTGTCATTGCGGACAAAAAAGCAAGTGTTTATAGATTTTAATCCGAATAGCGCTTTCTGGGTACACGATAATCTAATTGGAAAACCAGGTGTGCAACTCATTATCTCGGATCACCGGCACAATCCTTTTTTGGAGGTACATGTGCGAGATAAATTAGAATCGCTGAAAGATTCGGATATCGAGCTTTGGCGGGTTTATGCCCGTGGGCTTACCGGTAAAATAACGGGCTTAATATTAAACAACTGGCACATTTGCGAAAAAATACCGGACGAAGCAAGGCTAATAGCCGCGGGGTTAGATTTTGGTTTCACAAATGATGAAACGGGTTGCCTTCTGGTTTACCGTCAAAACGGGGAATTATGGATCGATGAAGCATTTTATGAAACCGGGTTAACAAATACCGATATCTCGGCCAGACTGCTGAATGCAGGAATGAATAAAAACACCGAGATCATCGCCGACAGCGCCGAGCCAAAATCAATTGAAGAGCTGAGGAGGTTGGGATGGAATATTACCGGGGCAAAAAAAGGTGCCGACAGCGTTAAGAGTTCGATAGATATATTAAAACGTTACCAGTTAAACATAACGCGTCAAAGTGTAAACCTGCGCAATGAATTAAGCCGCTATAAATGGAAAATTGATCGCTCCGGAAAACCGCTTAACCAACCGGTTGATGCATGGAACCACCTGATTGATCCGTTAAGATACGTCGCCTTAAATAAGTTAAAAATAACGCAGTCAGCCAGGCTTAAAAGCAAACTGCCTTTCATTGAGCCTGCTCACGATTTTGCAGCCACGCATTTACTAAAATAAAATTTTATGATAGAAAAAACGCTGAAAACGATTAGCGGAAAGCTTAAAATTAAAATCCCCTCAAGCTTAAACGAAGTTACCCTGGGGCAAATGATTGAATTGCAGGAAAAAGAGAATCTCAACGATCTTGAAGCAATCAGCATATTGTCAGGTATCCCTATTAACCAGCTAAACAACGTTTGTAGTTTGGATGATTTGCGGGTATTCGGAGACGCCATCCTGTCGCTATCCAACCAAATCAAATACATGTATGACTCAGAAAAGATCCCGGAAAAAATCAACTTCTGCTCCGGGAATACCCGCGTATGCGTGAATGTAATGCGCAACCTGTCTATAGAGCCTGCGGGCGCTTTTATGGCTGCCCGCGATATTATTTCCGACGAAATAAACGAGCACATAAAAAAGTATAGCCCCGATGATTGGCAGGAGCATTTTAATCCTTCGTTGAAAGCTTGCTGCCAGGTATTGGCCCATTATTTTTTCTGTAGGGTCACTGGTAAAATATATAATGAATACGAGGTGGAAGAGTTTTGTAACGAAGTAAAAAAGCTAGGAGTGGCGGAGGCGCTGCCCGTTTCGAAGCATTTTTTTACCTGTTATCCCGGCTTATCGAAACCGAAGACAAGCTTCTTTCGTCGCTTCCTACAGCGTTGGAAAAGAAGGCTGGGATCCAGTCGTTCGAAAAGTTTAAATATATAAACACCGTCAACTCACTTGCCGGAGGCGACCTCACCAAATGGACTGAAATATTAAATATGCCATATGAGCGTGTATTAACCAAGCTGCTGCTCAGTAAAGCCGAAGCAGACTACCAGCGGCGATATAGTGAACTTATTAACGCGCAATAATGTTGGATCTTAACATTCTATTAAATCTAAAATCGTAAATCTAAATTCACAAATCAAAATGCCTATACGTAACCAAATCGAAGCTATCGTGCAAACCCTTAGCAATACTCCAACTTTTGTATGTGGCACGGTAAATGAACTCAATCAATTAGCCGATGATATCAATGCATTCCCCTGTGTGTTCATGTACCCTTTGCAGCCAATTGACGTGTCGCCACAAATAAACGGCTCTGTTGATAATACCTTTTCCGTGTATCTCGAATTTCTGTATAAGACAGGTTTTGATCAGTATACTTCCGACAATGAATTATATGTGAACCAGGCACTGTCGCTCGCTAACGAATTTATCGTAAAAGCTTCCCGGTATCGTGAAGGCGAGGGTCGGTATTTCAGGATCAAGGCCGGCGACCGTGCAAAATGCCTGCCTGTCTATAACAAGTTCGACGTAAATACAACTGGTGTAAACCTAACGATCACCCTGGCAACCATGTATTTTGAAGTATTTAACTGATAGCGTACCTTATGGAGAACCAGCAATTAGCTCAATTTCTTGAGACACTTAAAACCGACCTGATAAATACTATGCAGGCAAATGGCCGTTACGCAACCGGGCAAACGGCCCGGCAATTTATAATTACCGGCGATGAAAACAGCATGCAGTTGCAGCTGCCGGGATATACCCAAGTGTTGGAAACCGGCCGCGGCCCGACTGAAAAAAATGCTGCGGCATCTGATCTGCCTATGATACAACGCATAAAGGAATGGTGCCAGGCCAGGGGGATTCCGGATAAAGCTGCCTGGGCAATAAAAAAATCTATTGATAAAAAAGGCTATAAAGGAATAGCGGGTTTACTTTCTGAGCCGCTAGGCGACGAGAACATCAACCTTCGGCTAACCCAGGTAATGGAAAGTATAGCGGCTCACGTTAGTGAACAGATTGTAAAAGAGCTTAATGCTTAGCAATAAAACAACAACTGGTAATTTTTTATCAATTTTTTAACCATCATAACCACTTTAACTTTTACAACCAGCAACATGATAATAGCAAAAATAGGCCCGGGCAACACAGGTGTTACAGATACGAGGATAGATGGCGAGATCATTATCACTCTTTTCGATGCCGCTACCGGGCAACCTGTTAACGGCAATAATGTTACGGTAACTTATACCCAAAATATTAATGGCTACGTTACCGAAGGACAGGTGATTATTTCTGGCCAAAGTGCGTCCGTTTACCACGGGGAGATCAGCAACTCCGATCCTGCAAACTTCTTCTTCACAAAGTTTCAAATTGAAAATGTAAGTGAGGTGCCTGTTAGTGCCCCGCCGGTAAATTTTTGCGACTTAAAGATAAATTATGTTCACGTTGATAATCCTGAATCAGCCCCCGGTGCATCCGACGGTCAAATAACCGTCAATGCATCATCGAGCTACGGGCCAATTAGCTATAGCCTTGATAATGTCACATTTCAGGTATCACCAATATTTTCAGGTTTAACAGGCGGGTTAAAAACAGTTTACGTAACCGATCCGAATGGATGCAACAGTAATACAACCATAACATTGCCTGTACTAACCAGTTTGCTGGTTAGCGATGCCTCTGTAAACCTTGGTAACGGTAACATCTCAAGGTGGAACGCCGCTTTCAACCCAATTGTATTTACTTATCAACGGAAGGATTTTGAAGTTACAGCGGTGGAGCTTGATACGTTAAGCGGCAACGCTGCGGTATCAGCCGCCTGCGATACAGTTTTAATTGCAAACACCATCGCCGCAAATAACCGCGCAATAGCAAATGCCGCGGCGTTGGGTATCGTGTTGAATAATAACAATCCTGTTTATGTTTACTTAAGTACACCAGTCTACAGCGGTACTTTCAATGTTTCTGCTATCTCAAGTACCGGAAAGTTGGTCTTAGACACTCCGTTTGTTTCAAATGCAACCGGCTACATAAATATAAATTTATTAAGGCCTTATTATCAGATCCATACAAAAATTACTTATCCCGATCCCATCAGCGGGCAAACCAATTCTATTGTATCAACAAACCGGCCCGACAATACCGGACGGGTTAAATGTGATATCTCAAATTTTTTGCAGAGCCACCTGCATGCAAAGGATGGCAGCAATTTCTCACAGATAAATTATCGCGATACTGATCTTAGCGCCAGCTATCAGGTTGCCTATGCCGAATATTGGGATGGTAAATTAACTGCCAATCAAACGTTAACTTATATACCCATTGCTGACCCCTATTACGTTGTATACGCCGCCAAACAGCTCGGCCAGCGATATGGAGGAAACCTGGCCCAATTCGTGCCTTTCAAAACGGTAACTGATAATAGCCAGCTGGCACAATGGGTTACCGATTTTGCCGAACCCGCATATTCCAACGGCTATCCTTTTGATATTGGATTTATTTACAGCGATGACCTCGTTGGTCTGCAGCTATATTGCGAACTCACCCAACTCGATATAAATCGTGTTCCGCTACCCGGTGGGCCGCAAACCACTTATATTTTGAACGATGATAATTCGTGGTTATTAAATCAGGATGGCAGCAAACTTATTATAGCCAATCAAACTTCCTCAAACACGACCGTTCCCGGTCAGTTAGGGTTAAACCGGTTATTGGTAAATGAGAACTTCGATAGAGATGTTTATTATTTCACAATAATATTGAAATACAATGATCAGGGCGGCATTGCGCATCCGGTTACCCAAACACAAACTATTAGGGTTGACGACGCCGTTGACGAACAGTCTGTTTACTTGCGGTGGATAGGTTTGAGCGGAAGCTGGAACTATTACCGTTTTGTTTTTAACCAGGAAGTAACGTTGGATGTACAGAACGCCGTCATCATAAAAAAATACGTTTCCGACTGGGAAAATCAGGATGGCATCGAAGAGGTGATAGGAAAAAGCGCCGGCCAGAAAATAAAGGTAGTAGCTGAAGATATTTCAGTTTCGGACATTAAAGGCCTGCAATCCATTAAATACTCACCCAAAGTACAGATGTTGATAAACAAAAATCCGGTAAAATGGCAAACCATTGTACTAAATACTGCCACATTCACCGAATATGAAACCATTAATGGCCGGGCCCCATTCAGCGTAACCTTTAACCTTCCGGCAATCAATATTCAAACACAGTAGAATAACGCTTTTATCTTTTAATACTTTTAATATAGGCAATGGACCAACTCCAATTATATATTAACGATCAGCTCGTCGACTTGAGTGACGATCATCCTATTGCGCTTACCTTCCAGATCAATAACCTGGCTGATGTAAAAAACCAGCAGGGCAATACATCAAATCAGTTTAAATTGCCCCTAACACAACGGAACAGGCAGATACTGGGATTCCCGGATGACGTGGCATTTACTACTAATTTGCCCTATCAGAAATATCAGGCCAAACTTGTACAGGATGGTTTGGAAATTATCCCATACGGCATTGCCGAATTGAACGGGGTAGATCAGGGAGCCGCTAACATCACAATATTATCAGGTAATGTTGATTTTTTTGATGCTATCGACGGTAAATTATATGACATGGGCGATAGTACGAGCCAGTGGAGCAATTACGGCCAAAATTTGGTTTGGAAGCCTTACGATCATACCTGGGATTTAGACAACGTGGCAAATTCACAAAAAAAAAAGGATGGGTGGATTTGGCCTGTTGTCGATTACGGAGCGATTGACCCGGTGATCTTAAGTGATCCTATCGACGTTCGATACCAGCGGCCGGGATTCTTTATCAAAACAGCCATCGACTTGTTAATGAAATCTTCCGGATATAAAGCAACCGGGTCGTTATTGGCGGATCCGCTTTATCCACTGATGATCGCTCAATTTTCAAATGGAAGTTTTGAGCACGGTACCGATTACCAAAATCAGGTCGACAACAGGGGAATGAGTGCCGCCAATACAGGACAAATTGTACTGAACCACCCGAATGTAACCAATCCAGGTTCTCCTATCAGATGGGATTCTATCGTATCGGATGCATCGCACCAGTTTTTCGGAAATAATCTTTTCATTGCCAACAATATAAATAGCGTAACAATTACGGTAACCTTTCCCCGCGTGTTTTTACGTGGCCGCGTTACACCACAGGAACAATCAAGCAAGTTGTCCACTTATATTTATTATCGCGATCCTAATTTTCCTTCAACGCCTGATACCATTCTCAGCCAATATGATTTCTCATTTGACGGTCATGGCGAAAAAAAGGCTGGAAATCCATCGGGTTCAGATCCAAACGGGTGGACTCGGATAAGTGGCAACGGTGGCAGTATTGTGGGGAGCATCGATATTCTGAAGACCACAATTTCGGCTCAAACAACCCTGCCTAAAAATGGGGGCGTATACGTTGGGTATGTCTGGCATGGATTGACGCCATGTTATGCGGCCATTGATCCGGGATGCACTTTTATCATTAAAAGTGAAAATTCAACAGTTCAATTTGGTCAAACCGTGCAATGCGAACGGATATTCCCCGACATTTCACAAAAAGACTTACTGAAAGATACGTTTCAGCGCTTTGGTATCATTTGCCAGACCGATAATGCAAGTAAAACCATATCATTTAATTCGTTCAGAGACATTGTGAATAATATCCCCGTGGCAAAGGATTGGAGCAGCAAATGTATTGATCAGGGTAAACAGGTGTTATTTCAGTTGGGGAATTATGCGCAGATCAACCATATGAAATACCAGAACGATGACAACGTTCTGCCCTTAAAATTTGGCTGGTCACAGATCAATATTAACGATCAAACTTTACCGTCAAGCGCCGACTTACTTGTCAGCCCGTTTGCAGCTACGCTGAACAGGCCCTTTTATGGCGGAACGATCGCTCAGATTTTAATGATGGACAATACAAGCAGCAACAATAATTTTAGTATTAGTGTATCTCCGCGCATCCTTATCGATCAGAAATTGAATATTGGCCAGTTGGGAAAAACGGTTACGTTTACCGATGGCAACGGTAACAGCCGGGTAATCAATGACGTCATCAGCACCCCATATTTCTATAAGCCTGATGCCCCCGAACCAGCACCCGGCTATGGGCCAGGCTCACTGTTGTTCGATGATTTACGCAGGAGGTATTACCCGCAATTGGAGAAAATACTTAAACAAACAAAAAAGGTAGTGCGCTACATTTTACTAACCCCGCGCGATATTTTGCAACTCGACCTGCTTATACCGGTTTACCTGCGGCAGGATAGCGCTTATTACTACATCAACAAAATTGATGCATGGCGCAAGGGGCAGCCAACAAAGGTTGAGTTGGTAAAGCTGGATTGAGAAGTCTGTTTTAAACGATGATGTATTAACAATAAGAATTTACCAAAAGTTAATCTTAATATTTGCTTTTTTAATTGCCAATTTTTAAATTTACCAAAAACATTAGCAAAAATTAAAATGAAAAAAACCTTACTTATCACATTATTGCTAATCCCGTTTTTAGGGATGTCGCAAACAACAAAACCCATCGAAGGCTTTTTGGGTATTAAATTTGGCACCGGTATGGCAGCAGTGAACGCTGCTGTAATAGCAAAAGGCGGGGTTATAGATAAAGCAAAGTCCACGAAAGAGTCTGTTATTTTTAGAAACGTTAAACTGGGGCATAGGGAAGCCGCATCGTTTATTGTGAAGTTTGTAAACGATAAAGCTTATGAAGCCGATTTTCTCTTTTTACCAGGGCAGGATGCCAGATCGATAGAGTATTACAACGAACTGGTTAAAGATATAAATGACAATTATGGTAAAGGTGATTCACAGGTAACTTTTAAATCTCCTTATTCAGACAAGGACAGTGAAATGAATAAAATTGTTGCGATAAGAAGCGCGATGGCCGAATATAAAACATATTGGGAATCGAACGACAACTCTATTCTTGCCGAAATCACCGAGGATTTAACGGTTGATCTTATTTACCAAAACGACAAGCTTTTTAGCGAGGCCGAAGCAAAGCAAAAAGCAAAGGAAAAATCTGATTATTAATCATGAAACAAGCCCGGATCCGGGCTTGTTTTTTTATCATATTATGCCAAATGGCATTTTAAACATAATAAATTATGGCAGACGACATCAGTAAAAAAATTACCATCGGCGTAGATCTCGATACGGAAAACCTAAGCCAAAACATTTCTAATTTAAATAAAACGATAGACAGTCTTTTAGCTAAACAGCAGCAGCTAACTGCTGCCGGACAGCAAAACTCAGCGGCATTTAATAGCATTGCGTCGACTATCATCGGTTTTCAAAAGACACTTCAGGACATCAGTACGCAATTGGCTTCTGGTGTTTCATCACTAACCGCGTTAAGTACATCCGGTAAGATGGCTGAAAACTCCCTGTCGGCTTTGGCCGCGCAACATCAAAAAACCACGAAAGCTGCTGCTGAAAATTCTGTTAAGATAAAAGAGTTGACTGGCGGGTTAAATTCACTAAATAATTCCGCAACGCAGCAAAAAGGGAAGGTCGACGCAGCCAAAAGCGCAATCGATACTTTTTCAGACAGCTTGTCTAAAGGTTTTGCTGAAGCAACGCAATTTCACAACAGTATAACTGCAGCTTCGGGTGCACTAAGCGAGCAGGCAACCAGTGTAGCCAATAATAAAACAGCATTTGAAGGCCATAAGGCCGTTATGGATCATCTCAAAGCGTCGTTCGATGAGATAAAGGGTGTTTCTGGTGAATTTGGCCCCAGCCTGGAAGATGCCGCTAAAGGTTTTAACGTCATGAAAACGGGATTGGCTTTGGTTAAAGCCGGGTTTAACGGAGTGGGTGAGGCTATAAAAGCTGATGGGTTTGACTTTCTGTTGGAGGTTCTGCAGTTACTATTTGACTGGTTTATTAAATCTTCTACCGGTACCAAGGTGTTAACGGGTGCAATATCTGCAATTGGTGTCGTCGTAAATAAGGTTAAAACTCTTGTAAAAGCTTTTAGCGAAACAATTATCAACGCTTTTTCGCATCCAATCGATACCTTAAAATCGTTAGGTCGAACCATTCAGGAGAATTTAATCAATAGGTTCAGGGCATTTGGTGTAATACTGGATGGGATTATTCATCTTGATTTTAAAAAAATCGCAAATGGGACTATTCAGGCATTTACAGGGGTAACTAACGCTACCGATAAAATAACCCACGCTTTTAACGCGGTAAAAAAGGCGGCAAAGGATACGGCTAAAGAAATGGTAGGGGCATACGAAAATGGATATAATAGCGCCGGAAAAATTGTAGAGAACCATGAAAAGAAAGTTAACGCATCGAACAAAAGAATTAGAAGTAACAATAGGCGAAAGGTTCAAGTATCCGCTTCTCCGGCTTCGGCTGTAAAGGCCGATGCAGATGTTGTTAATACTACTGATAATGGGGTTGCTGGATCGCCGGTAACTGATGCTGGGGATAACAATGTTAGCGATACCGCAGACGCAAAAGAACTGGCTACAGTAAAAAAGACCGCAGAAGAAACTGTCGGCATAAAAAAGACTGCACTCCGGGAGGTAGAAGATTATGCGAAGAAATCCGCCGGCAAAATAGCTGCGAATGCAATAAATACATTGAAAGATAGTATTAAACAGCAAAGCGAAGCCAAGATTGCTGCTCTTGAAAAAGATAAAGCAAACGAGCTCAATAACAGCAGCCTAACATCCGCTCAAAAACTGGCTATCGAACAAAAGTACAAACAACGGGAAAATCAGGTAAAGGTTAAGGCTTTTAAGGAAGAGCAGGAAGTATCAATCGCACAAGCAATTATTAATGGTGCGCTCGCCGTTACCAAAGCTACCGCTCAAACAGGGGTGTTTGCTCCGTTGGAGATTGGTATTGTAATAGCCGAAACAACTGCTCAGGTAGCCAAAATTGCGGCACAAAAGCCACCGGCTTATGCTGCAGGTGGCTTTCATTATACCTCTGATGGCCGTGGCGGCGTGCTGTCGGGCTACAGTAAAACTGATAACACCACCGCTTTCCTACGGTCTGGCGAAGGTATTGTAGTATCCGAAGCTATGCAGGTACCCTGGGCGCGAAATCTGGTAAGTGCCATAAACGTGGGTTTTGGCGGCCGTGATTTTTCGATCGCAAATCCCGGCCGCGGGTATGCCGTTGGCGGTATATTTACGGACGGAGGCGATGCCAATCGCTATTATAACCAGCCGGTAACTGATCAAAAGAATCTGGCCAATACGATCGCATACCAAATGATCAATAATTTTCCGCCGGTGTATGTCGATGTCAAAGACGTAAACAACCAGCAGAATATTCTGGCGCAAACCATTAACAGGGTAAATCTTTAAGTGTGCGCTTAGTTTAACATTCAACTCTTTTATAATTAAATCCACCTAAATAATGGACATCAAACTCGCCAACACTTTATTTGACGACGGTATATTCTCTGCCCTTTACAAAGCCGGTTTTATAACCACCAAAGTTTTCGTTTACCGTGAAATATACCTTTGGGTACAAGCCCAGGTTAAAACACGCAAGATCACCAAAAACCAGGCTGTATTGGAAGCCGAAATAAAATTCGGAAAAGATGAGCGTACTATTTGGAGGGCGTTGAATAGCTTTCTGGATACTGACAAAGCAGTGTCACCAAATAACTAAACAATAGTTCTGATATTTGAATATATCAGGTGGTGGATAATCCGACCGGAACCTAGACGACTGACAAAGTAATGTCACCAAACCAAAAAACAATTATCCCGATCTTTGAATTATGCCAATCAGCATAAATATCACAACTGACAAAACACGGTCACCAACACGTTAACAAATTGTCCTGATATTTGTATATCCGATCATCACACTGAAATCAAGGGAATATTATTCCTTAATCACAGAACCAAATTCAAGCCAATAAATCTTTCGGACTATAAGAATCTCAACACTCAAATCAATATCTCACATCTAACCATGAGCTATAAAATATATTTATACGACACTGACACAGATTGCATAGGTTCCGGCAGCCTGTCATCATCATTTATTCAATCACAATTAGAGATGGCCGCAGGGCAGGACGTAGAAGTGCATATCAGCTCGGTGGGCGGAAGCGCGTTTGATGCCATTGCTATTTACGACTTACTTAAAAAATATCCCGGCAACGTCACAACATATGTCGACGCATTAGCAGCCTCGGCGGCATCAATAGTGGCCATGGGCGGCAAAACCGTTGTGATGAGCAAATACGCTTTGTTAATGATCCACAAGCCAATGGTAGGTTCGGGTGGCAATGCCGACGAGCTTTTAAAAGATGTGCAAATGTTAAATATTGTCCAATCGCGCCTCGCGCAGATATACATGGACAAAACCGGGTTGGACGGAGTTACGGTTAATAGTTTAATTAACTCCGTCACCTGGTTGTCCGCCGATCAGGCGCTCGATTTGGGATTCATTGATCAGGTAGAAGATTATAGCGCAGAAATTACCAACAGCGCGATAATCAAAGAATATGTAAATACAGCACCGGCATTTTATAAACGATACATCAATAAAATCTTAACCAAAAACAGCAACATGAACATCGAAAACAAAGAACTTATCGAAAAAACCACTTCGGTTTTGGATAAGATTATGAACTTTTTTAAGAAAGTGGTAAACAAACAAACCATTACAGACAAAGGCACATTACACCACTCCGGCGAACTCGACGAAGGCACCGAGGTTTACAATGATGAGGACATGACAACGCCGGCGGCCAGCGACTGTTACACCACAGCAAATGGAAGTAAGGTAGCAGTAAAAGACGGTCAGGTACAGAAAGTTACACCTGCACCGGATGCTGGTGAACCGGATGCCGACGATGATGATGACATCGCTACGACAGACAAATTTAAGTCGTCGAAAAAGCCGATGGATATTCAAAACAGGCTGCAATCTATTAAAGCAAAGCTGTACGCACAAAATGCGCTGCTGACTGAAGCAAAAGAAGCACTCGAATCAGCTAACATCCGCCTGCAAAAAACACGCGAAGAAATAAAAAACGAAATTAAATCAGACTTTACTCCGCCAACCGGCGGATCAAAACGCAGCAACAAAGCCAAAACCGAACCTGCACCGTTCTTCGCCCCTCAAACCACCCTCGCACAAAACGCAGTCCGAAAGGCTGTTGCCAGGTAGCAAGTAATAACTATCCATAAAATACTTGATACTAACTACCTGATACTCGATACTAAAAAATAAACCCACTCAAAAAACATGGCTCAATTTACATTTACAAACAACACCTATGCCGGCGAAGCGCTGGCCGGGTTTATGGCAAGTACGCTGCTGGAAGCTGATTCCGTAAAGCGCGGACTGCTCACCGTTATTAACGACGTAAAATCGCGCAAGGTAATACTCGATGTTGATGACGATGTCGTATTGCAGGACCCTTCCGGTATATTCAACGACCAGGGAACAACTGCTCATCAGAATGAAAGCTATCTGGACCCTGTTGTATACGAATTTATGAAGCAGGAACAATGGGATAAACTCATTCAATCCTGGGAGGCGCAAAGTCTTAAACCCGGTGCATTCGTGGACTACGAAGGGGTAGTCGACCTGTCTGATTTTATGGTGCAGCGCTATCTAACCAAAATACAAATTGCAAACGAGCGTTTGTACTGGCTCGGCAAGGGGTCAACTAAGGAGGCTACTTTTACTGCTCCGTTCACCGGATTATTGCCAACTATTGCTTCGGCTTCCGGCGTTTATAAAGTTGGCCTGGGAAAGCCGGCAACTTCCATGATCGCAACAGCGATCGATGCATCGGGAATTGTAACTGTATCCGATACGTCAACATTAGCAGACGGCGATGTTGTAACTATTACCGCTGTAACAGGCTCAAGTAAAGACATTACTAACGGAACACCGGGTATTTCTGTCCAGGGACAGTCCTATTTTATCCAGATAGCAAGCGCAACCACGTTTAAACTGGTACGTAACTACAATGAAGTAAACAGCCGCAAGGCAGCTACATTTTCAGGAACTTCCACCGCAGCAACCATAAGCTATATCAACGTAAGCAACGTGTTGTCGGTACTGGGAAGCGTATACGCCCAGCTCGATCCTGCCGACCGCATCCAGGACGATTTCAACCTGCAGGTGCCGTTGCATGTCGGATACGCTTTCGCACAGGCACAGGCAAACAAGGCGCTCAACGTTATTAATGCCTTTACCGATATGAAAAAGATGGATTACCTTGGTATTCCGCTCCAGATCATGAATCACTGGCAAGCCAACACCATTTTAGGCGCACGTTCGTCCAACTTGTTTTTAGGGGTCGATCTGTTGGGAGACGCCTCTGAGCTTTCAACAGTTTATATGAAGCCCTACACCAACGACAACGTAGTACGTATGAAGGCGCGTATGAAGGCGGCTGTAAATTTCAAGTTCGCTAACGAGCTATTCTATCTCAGTGCCTGAAGCAATTAGTGAGTTATTGATTTGGCGAATTTAGTACTTCACAAAATCAGTAATTCACTCATCACTAAGGAAACAAACAATTACCAAATCAATAATTCAACAATCAAATTCTCATGTCAATTTACAATAAAATAAATGCCGGCTTCAGTTTGGGAACAGTCTCGCCGGTTACAGCCGGGATCGAGGATGTAATATACATCTTTAACAAGGATGACATCACCCTTACTTACGATACCACAAACCCGCTCATTGTTACCGGCTTAACAGCTGTAAGCGCCGCGAAAATTTACAAGTTCGAGGGCACAAACAATAGTTTCAATACTATATCCAAACTCGCAAAAACGCCGGTCGGTCCGCGTTATACCGAAGAGATTGACTTTAACATTGCCGGATTTTCCGTTGAGGTTAAAGGGCAGTTAATGGCTATGGGCTACGGCCGGGTTTGTGCTATTGCAGTAAACAACTACAACTCCAGCGACTCGGCGGTCGAGTTATTCGGCGCTGTTAACGGGTTGATCTTAACCGATGCCGAACGCAGTGCAGCTGATGAGACATTAGATGGCGGTTACAAACTAAAACTCACCAACCCTGACAAACTAAGAGAACCTTATCCGCCGCGTGCAGTTTCGATCGCACCTACAAGCGGCCCGGCCACCTATTCCAGCACCATTGCTGCAATTGAAGCTTTGCTGGCAAGCTAATATGATCCGATGCTTTATATATCCACGATTTCATTAAATTTTAAGTCCCCCCTTTTGGGGGAGATTTAGAGGAGCCCCAATGACAAAAAAATATATTCTTAAACCTGGAAAACATCAGTTTGCGCCACGTTCACCTGCAGTTCATGAAGACGATAGCCTGGGTGATGAAGAGGCAGAATGGTACCTGCAAAGATACCCGCACATAGCAGGATTATTTTTGAAACGCCCAGACAAAACCATTGCCGAAGGCCCGGAAAAACAAACAAGGGAACTAAATGAATCAGTTTAGACAGCGCCATAGCAACAACTTCTCGCTGGCCCTATCACTATTTCAATAATCACTAATTCAATAATTAAATGAAGACCTACCTGCCACAAATAGAGCGGAGGATAATAGTACGCCCCAACCAAACCTTCGGCATACTTAACTACGACCTGGATAACGCTTATCCGCAACGCATGCTCGAACTGGTAGCCGCTTCGCCTACTGCTAAAGATTGCTGGAACAAACGCACTAAGTTTATCGCCGGCAACGGTTTTGAAACCCCGGCTTTGGGTAAGCAAGTCGTTAATCAAAATGGCTTAACCCTTGCTAAATTGTTAAAAGCAGTTGCTACCGATAAGGCGCTCTTCACGGGCTTTGGCATTCATGTAAATTACAATGCCAATTTTAAGATCTGCTCGGTAAACTATGTAAAGTTCGAAGATATCCGGTTAGGTGATACAGATTGTCCTGATACTGCTAACAAGTACGCATTGTATTCAGATTGGGGCCGGAAAACCTGGAAAAACATCATGCGCAGCAAGATAACCTTTCTCGATAAATACGATACTGATAGAGAGGTTATAAAAAATCAGGTGATAGCCGCCGGGGGTTGGGATAATTATAAAGGTCAGTTGTATTATTTCAATCCCGAAGTAGACGATTATCCTTTGATCGAAGCCGATTCGGTATGGGAGGATTTTGAAACCGAGGCCGGAATAAAAATTTTCAATAATAGGGAAGTGACGACCGGGTTCCTACCCTCGACGATGCTTTTCATGCCGGCGCGCCGCGAAGAGGCGGATAACAGCCGGCCTGACAGTGAACAATTGCCATACACGAATTTGCCATCGCAATTGGAAAAAGACCTCGGTTCGTTCCAGGGAGCAAAAAGCGCGCAAAAGATCATTGTTATTGAGTACGAAGACGAAAATTCAAAACCCGAATTCAAGCCTTATTCAATTCAAAACAATGATAAGCTTTTTGAAACAACCGAACGGTCGGTTGAATCCCGTATTATAAAAGGATTCTCCATACCAAAGGAACTCATTAATTCCGACGGTGCATCCGGTTTGAGCAATGGCGGCGAAAAAAAGGAAGCCATTCGCGAATTTAACGACAATACCGCGCCCGAAAGGCTGGAACTGTCGGAAGCGTTTGCCGAAATATTTGACAACTACTACCAGGATATAAATCCCGAAGGCAACTGGAATATTTTGCCGGTTCCCGCAAACGTGTCCGACGATATAAATGGTATTAAGGCTGGCGCCAGCATAAATCAATTGCTTTTAGCTGATATACCCGCCGAAAACAAAATCGCAACACTGGTTTACGCCTATGGTTTCAAAACCGCCGAAGCCGAAGCAATGTGCTTGAGTGACGCGGGTTAATCAATTACTCCCGCTTAACCTATCAACCATTCTCCCAATCAACTTAATCAACTAACCAAATGAACACCATTTATTTGATCAGCCAGTCCACGTTCCAAAACTTCGAAGATATATCCGTGAATATAAAACCCGAACGGCTGAATGTCTTTATAAAAAAAGCACAGGATCTCGACCTGAAACCCTTCCTGGGACATGCCTTGTATTATGATTTTATACAGAATTTTAATAACGATGGCACTATAAAAGATACCGCACCCCAGCCTTACAAAGACCTTTTCACTGGAAGCGAATATCTTGATGATTACGGGCACATCGTATTATACGAGGGATTACTGCCAACGCTGATATACTTCACATTCGCCCGTTTTATTGAGGCCGATGCAGTACATTATACAGCAACCGGTCCCGTGGTCAAACATCATGACAATGGCGACCCGGTAGCGCCAAAAGACATCGTAAAATTGGTGCAACAACAGCGTAGCGTTGCCAATGCGCATGCCAACGAGGTTGAAAAATTTCTTTGGGATAACAAAGCCGATTTTCCGCTGTGGCGTTACAACGGGAAAAACAAAAGCAGCAGGCAGGCAGGCCCGCGTATCCGCAGCATTGACCGAACCATTTTTGGCTACCCACCTGGCTACGACTCTTCCAGCGCAAACAGCTTTCTTCCCATCACCGAATTTATGAACTAACGCCACTATTAAATCGGCGCCATTAATTCAAATCGGTGAAATCATTCCTTAATCGGTGAAATCAAAAAACCATGTCAGATAAAAAAATCAGTGAATTACCAATAGCCACGTCCATTGGCGCATCAGATATTTCGGTGTTGGTTGATTCGGGAACAGACTATCAATATACCTTCACGTTACTGCTGCAATTCCTTGAAGCTAATCTTGCCACAGGCGCTAAAATTTCTTTCGGTACAATCTTACCGCAAAATACATCAGGTAGTAACGGGGACGTATTCATAAATACAGCAACAGGTTCATTCGCCCAAAAAATATCAGGCACCTGGACGGTTGTTTATACATTGCCCGCTGCCAATGCTGCAGATGGCACATTATTATATGGACCTGGTATGCCGGGTTCATTTACAGGCAAAAATGGCGACAGCTATATCAATACCTTAACCGGTATATTTTATCAAAAATCGTCAGGCGCCTGGTCACAGGTATTTTCAATGGCAACCGGGCCGCAGGGGCCGCAAGGCGTTGCGGGAACCAATGGCACAAATGGCTCTAACGGAAACACAATATTATTTGGGAGCAGCGATCCGTCAAACAGCGCCACAGGTGTTAACGGAAATTTTTATATCAATACAACACACTATACTATTTTTGGGCCCAAAACTTCAGGCAATTGGGGAAGCGGGGTATCACTCCTTGGCGTTGGCTTGGCAGGCGGAGGAACGGCAGGTCAAGTATTAGCCAAAGCCGATGGCGCAGACTTCAATACGATATGGCAGGATAATTCCTTCGCCAACTTATCCGGCCAGCCTGCAGATAATGCTAATCTTTCTAATGCTTTAGGTTTAAAGGCTCCGATCGCCTATGTAGATAGCCAGGATACGGCGAATTTAACAACAGCCAAAACCTATGCCGATAGTTTGCTGGTTTCTGTTTACAAAGATTGCGGCAACTGGGATGCGTCCGCCGGAACGTTTCCGACTACCGGCGGTTCAGGCACAGGCGGCGCTATAAAAGCGGGCAATGCATTTGAAATATCCGTTGAGGGAACTATTTCTGGTGAAACATTTGATATCGGTGATACGATACGCGCATTGGTGGATTCACCCGGGCAAACCTTTAGCAACTGGGCAACCAGCGCTTTCAACCAGCAGCAGGCAACTGAAACAAATCGCGGAACAGCAAAAGTTGTTACCCAAACTGTTATACAAACCGAAACAAGTACCGACGATCAGGCATTTGTAACCGCCAAAAAGTTTTGGCTCGGCTTGTCACGCTTCGTCGCCATAGCTCAAACCATAGCAGGCAACTGGAATTTCACCGGCACATTAAAACAGGGCGGAAACGCGGTCGAATCGCAAAACAATAAAGATGCCAATAGCGGCTACGCCGGCCTTAACAGTTCTGGCAATTTTAACAAAACAAGTGATAATTTGCTGGAGGGCAGTACAAATCTCTGGTTTACGGCGTCGCGCGTTTTGGCGGTGTTGCTAACCGGTATTGGTTTTTCAACAGCAACGGCCGTCACCGCTGCAGATAGCTTACTTATTGCACTCGGTAAACTTCAGGCACAGATTACTTCGTTATCAGGTAAAATATTGCCTGCTGGCGGCTCGGCAACCCAGGTATTGGCCAAAATAGATGGCGCCGATTTTAATACCCATTGGGTTGATGCCACCAGCGGGCCGGCCGGCCCAACAGGCCCTGCAGGTCCGACCGGCCCGGCTGGATCAACAGGTCCGGCAGGCCCCACCGGAGCAACTGGCGCTACCGGACCGACTGGGCCAACTGGCCCGGCAGGTCCGGCCGGTATAGACGGATCAACTAAAATAGCCTATAACTTCTTTCAAACCACATTATAATGAATAGCTCATCAAACACAACCTCATTTTCCACACTAACGCAAACCTACCCTATGGCAGTAATAGCGAGCGGCGTTAGTGCAAACACAGATACTTTAATAGCAACCGGCGGCACCAATGCAAGTGTTATTACCGATATTTTATTTAGAAATCTTGACGGAACGAATGCGAGGGTTTATGACATAATCATTTGCGCTACGGGGTCAAACGGAACAAATGGGTTTCAACGAACACAAATAACAATTCCTGCAAATTCAGGAAACAACGGGTCAACATCTTTGGCCTCGCTGGCCGCCCTCGCACCGCTATTATTTGATCTTGATTTAGCGGGAAACCGGGTGATTACCCTTGAAAGTGGCATTTCTATCTATGCGCGAAACATTGCCGCCACAACCGCACAAATGGTCATAATGGTTAAACAAAGAAATTTCTAAAAAGCCGGATCGTCATTCCGTTAAATAACTATAATTCGAAAAAATGATCAGCGCAATTAATACATCCCCGTTTCATTTAATATTTACCAGGAAATTAAACACCTGGTATAGTATTAAGGATGGCAGCTGGAGCGATCCTAATACATGGATGAGCAATGCGCTCGATAAAAAACTTACGCTTTACCCTCAGCCAGGCGATAATGTGTACATACACCACAATGTAAATCTCGATATGGATAACCAGTCGGTTACAGGACTATATGGGGGCGGGATGTTGGTTTTTGGGTTTGTCAACAGAACATTCACAATTAACAGTGTATTGAATATGAGTGGCGGGATGGATATGAGTAGTGCTATCCATAATTTAATTCTAAACGGTTACACAAATTCGGCTGGAAATTTTATAGGCGGGACAAATGGCACGGTGGTTTACAACGGGACATTTGATCAGGCGATTATGCAGGCAACATACTGCAATTTAATTATAACCGGAACCGGGAAAAAATATTTACAAAGTAGTATCTCGACTACGGGAAGCTTAAAGGTAAACGGAGTAGGTTTTTTTGAACTGGGGAATTATAATCTAACTATCGGGGGCCAAACTATAATAACGGGGGCAATCACCAGCTTACCTGCAACATTGTCAAAAACAGGGTCTGGAACAGTACTGTTTGTAGGGTTGTTTACGCTCGCCAACAATCCGTCCGCTGTTAATTTTACAGGAAATCCAACTCTAGAGTTCCAAGGGGGTATAGCATTTAAAAACGATGCAATAGCGACAAATTTTGGAACTGGCACCCTCAATTTTACAACAAACAATCAAACCCTTTCATTATCAAACGGTGGCTCAAATCCAGTTTCAGCTACCGCTTATATCCATGTCACAAATTCAGTTGTTAATATTGTTGGCGCAATAACCGTGACAAGTAATGCACAATGGCTTGTATTTGATGGTGTAGTTAACGGTACTCTTTCCAGCTCCACCTTAACTAATAATGGACATTTGTTATTCGGAAATTCAGCTTTGTCTATGACAACAGGTATATTTAATTATAACACACCCGGAACATCATTAGGGTATATATTTAACGGTGATTTTACACTTCCCTATACAAGCTATCAGCAGTTGATAATAGAGGGAACAGGAACAAAAACACCTCCATCTAGCGGAACCTGGACTGATTTATATATAGGCATTAAAAATGTCGGAGGATTTAATTTATCAGCAAATACATCAGTGTCGGGGAACATTTACATACGAAGCGGTAAATTGGAGTGTGGTACGTATAATTTATCCGTTACTGGAACAACTTCGTTAAATGCGTCGACATCAATATTTTCCAAAACCGGAGCAGGAAGTCTTTTATTTACAGGGACGCTTAATAACTTTGTTGGAGGTGGCACAATCGCCTTCACAGGAAACCCCACAATTGAACTGCAGGGCGGCCTATACATGAAACGAGATGGGTTTTATAATTTTGGAACAGGGGATATGAGTTTTACTACCAACAATCAAACTGTTCAGTCAGAAAATGCAACATATCCAGACTCATCTTTTAAAACAGCAGTTGGCAACATCATAATATCTGGCCCAATAACGATAACATATAGTTCCTCAATGTGGATAGTAAATGGCACTCTGAACGGTACTACAGTCGCTTCAACATTTGTTAATACTGGTTATCTGCAATACAAAAGTGCCCAACAACCCATGCAAACGGGGGTGTTTTCTACAAATAGCGTAATTAATTATTTTGAATATGGGTTGAATGGAGACCAGGATATAACACCAGGCACTTATAGATATTTAATATTATCTGCTGGTGGGTCTAAAAAGCTTTTGGGCAATGTTTCCGTAATTAATACTTATAATTTAAATTCTCCTGCAACACTTAATTCAAACGGTTTCGCTTTAACTAATCCATAATGACAAGGGATTGATTATAAACAATATACCGAAGCCGATAAAAAAGCCGCTTCGGTTACTTTTCTAAAAACTATTTACCCTAATAACTCACTACCAATAAAACCAAATGAAAACTTCATCATTATTCTCCCTGGACTTTCAAGACCTGGGGAAGGGCCTTTTAGTGGCCATCGGCGGCGCGATAGTCGCAGCAATCCAAACTAGTGTACAAGCAGGCACACTAACCTTTAATCTAAAGACAATTGCCAGTGTTGCTTTGGCTGCAGGCTTATCCTACCTGGGCAAAAACTTTTTTACACCGGCCAAAACGGTTACGCCGGCCAGTTGATTTTTAATCATTAACACAATTTTATATGCAAATAAGTGAACACGGATATCAAGTGATCAAAAACTTCGAGGGGTTGCGGTTAGCCGCTTATCGCGATATGGCTGGAATTTGGACCATCGGTTACGGATCAACCAGGTACCATGACGGAAAAAAAGTGAAACCCGGCGATAAATTGGCCAGCGAGACCCAGGCCGATGCATTATTTAAAAGTACACTCGGCCAGTATGAAAATGCAGTAAATGAGTTCGTTAAAACGCCGATCTCACAAAATCAGTTTGATGCACTGGTCTCCTTTGCATACAATGAAGGAACGAGTGCCCTGAAAGATTCAACTTTATTGGCCAGGCTTAATGTAAAAGATTATCAGGGCGCAGCTGCTCATTTTTTGGCCTGGGATAAAATTACCGACCCAAAAACCGGCGAAAAAGTGGTTTGTGACACGCTCGTGCAACGGCGAAAAGAAGAGAGCCAATTATTCTTATCGGGCAGCACCGCTCATCTAACAGCCTAATAGTATGACAGCCATTGAACACAGAGAACTAAAGGGTATAACGGTTAAGAATATAGTGGTGACGGTTTTCAGCACAGCCAGTATAGTGGCCTCAGTTATCACAACGTACTGTAATTTAAAAACAGATATCCGGGAAGTTAAGCTTTCGCAAGAAACAGAAACCCGCATTAATAATATCCGGATTAAGGTGCTCGAGGATCAGGTTATGATACTCCAGAAACAGCTGGCCAATATAAAATACTCAGATAAAGAGATTTTGTGGCCTCTGGAAAATTCTACAGCTACGACCAGCGCACATCATACTACAAAAACCGCATTTACGAATCGGTGAAATCCAAATAAAATCAGTGTAACTAAGCGGAGCGGCTTCATGAACACCATTGAAGAACAAATACTAACGTGAATAATCAAAAAACAATAATTATGCGCTTAAAAACCTTTATCGAAAAAATATGGGCAGGAGTGGAAAACCTGTTCGCCAATATCCCTTCAGAAATGAAGACAGCCATACATATCGGCGTAGCTGTCACAGAGAATCTAAAAAACTTCGTCGACTCGCCGGCCGCCGATATCTTGACAGCTATAATCCCCGGTGAAATAGATGACCGGGTTAAAGAGTTGCTCCGGGCAAAATTACCGGCTATTTTAACTGAGCTTAAGCTGGCCGACAGTTGCAGCGGGCTAACAAATCCATCAGAAATTACAGCTTGCGCAGTAAAAGTTTTACAGGGATTGAGCGGCGATACAAAGAGCGCGTTTCTGCATAGCCTGTCGATAATGATTTCTCAAATAGCTTCAGACAGAAAATTATCTTGGAGTGACGGCGTCACCATCCTGGAATGGTACTACCAAAATGAGTATAAAGCTGCTGCTTAA